AAGAGTCAGGAGTATTTGATGATTAACTTAGAAGAGTTTCTAGAAGAGATGAGCCAAAAGCGGAGACCTGAAATTGACTTTACCATGCACAAAGCAGCACAGCAAGGGCAGATTCCTCCCTCTTGGATTAACTATTTAAACGACAATGACTGGAGCGTGAGCTCCCTTAAGGAAGCATACTACGAAGAAAAGGAGCGAATGAATGCTGAAAGAAACACGACAGATTCACGGAGTAGCGGGGACAAGCCGGACGGTGGAAGTGATCTGCCCGAGACGGAATGTGGACGAGGACACATGGCTGACGCCTGTCCAGAAGGATGCAGTGAAGGGGAGTGTGAACATCCACGAGCCGATTGAGGCATACGTTGAAGAGTGGATTCACGAAAAGGATGAGCGAGGTGAGTTTGTCTCTGCCCGCCCAGTACCTAACACTAAGGAGAGGCAAGATCTTCCTCCGCTAGCTAGCCAATGGAAGGCTGATGCTAAGCGTAGGTTTGGAGGTCGGAATGGCTAGAGTTCTTGCAATCGGTGATCTCCATGAGCCTGCCACACATCCAGCATACTTAGATTTCTGTAAGGATATGTATAAGTTGTGGGACTGTGACACGGTAGTCTTCATGGGAGATATCATCGACCATCATAACATTTCTTTTCATGCGAAAGACGTAGACACTACTGATGTAAACACTGAGTATGAGCTTGCGTTGCAGGGTGTTAAGAAATGGAATAAAGCTTTCCCCAAAGCACACGTTACTATAGGTAACCACGACATGCGGGTATACAGGTTAGCTTCTACAGTTAACATTCCTTCTCAGTTTATTAGAGATTACTCTGACGTTTGGAGAACCCCCAAGTGGAACTGGGTTCCTAGTATAGAGATTGACGATGTGTTATACTATCACGGTGAAGGTGTAAGCGGAATCAACACAGCTTTCAATGCTGCTAGAGGTCAGATGATCTCAACCGTAGTAGGCCACCATCACTCTAACGCTGGAGTTAAGTGGTTGTGTGGTCCGAACGGAAGAATATTTGGTATGGATGTTGGGTGTGGCGTTGATGTCGATAACCCAGCAATGAGTTACGGTTCTAAGTTTTTAAAGAAGCCAGTGCTTTCTTGCGGAGTCGTAATCGATGGCATACCTTACCACGAAATTATGCCCTGTGCTAAGGGCGAACCTTATTACAAAGGAGATTATAAGAATGGATAAGTCAGAAGAGTCAGGTACGTTTGAAGTCAGTGAAAAGTTTAAGGAGTTCGAGAACCAAGGCATTGCTGCTCCGCAGGTGCTTACCTTTCTTGACAATATTGCTACTATGCTTAGGGTTGTAGCCTCTGATATTGACCGGGCTATTACAAACATTGAAGAAGTAAGAGTTAACGAGACCGAAACTAAGGAAACAGCTGACGCGTCCTAGTATCGGGTCTATTGATGCAATCAATACTACATTCATTTAAGGAGAAAAAAGATGAATAATAAGTACGGAAAGTCGATGTTTACTGGAAACACTACTGTTATCTGGTCACATCTGCATAAGCCAGACGTAAAGTTTGGTAACCCACACCATAGCTTGACCGTCCAGTTGGACGATGATCTCAATGCTGAACTTACTAAGGTTATGAAGGACCTTGGCGGCAAGAAGATCAATGGTATGGGTGAGAATAAGGACGGCATTAGAACTGTCAAGTTTAAGAATGTTCTTAAAGCCAAGGAAGGAATGCAAACCTTCCCTTGTGTTGACGCTGCTGCCAAGGATACAAAGGCTCTGCCATTTGGTGGGGATGTTTGTCGAGTTAAGATCACCCCTTGTCTTCTGACTAGGGATGAGTCTGTCTCATTCTACCTCGAAGGTGTTCAGATCATCGAGAAGAATGAGATGATGGGAGCCTCTGGTTTCACAGAGACCGAAGGATTCCGAGATGAAGACATGCCGAAGAACGACGATCCCCCTGTCGCGGCTAATCTTCCAGACGATGAGCTCGAAGACCTGCCCTTCTGATGTCTGAGTTTGTCTTCAACATCAATCCCATCGCGGCTAGTAGGCCAAGAGTTTCTAAGTGGGGTGCGTATTATACAGGACCTTATAAGAAATTTAAGATTGATGCTGTGAAGGCTGTCGCAGATACTCTCGGCCCTGAGTGGACCCCAATAGCGGGAAACCTCAGGGCCGAGGTATTTGTTAACGTAACTAAACCAAAAAAAACTAAGCTTGCTTATCCTAAAGCAGACATAGACAACTACTTAAAAGCTATTTTTGATTGTCTTAATGGCAAACTTTGGGTTGATGATAAACAGGTTGTTGTTGTTCATGCTACTAAAGCATGGACCGACCCCGGCGAGAAAGGATTCTTTCTTGTAAGGGTTGAAGAAATAGACTAACTAAAGGACTGTACTATGAACACTACAGATGATAGTTATTGCGTGGGTAAAGAACCCTGTCCCCGCTGTCAAGAGAATGGAAATGACAGCAGTGGCGATAACCTCGCACGCTACTCAGATGGACACGGGTATTGTTTTGCTTGTGAGCATTACGAAAAAGGAAATGGAACTACACAAAGCAAGGCAGAAGTTGTTGGCGACTGGTCTCCTTGGACTGGTACTATTGTGGACTTACCCCACCGTAGAATCCCCGAGGATGTATGTCGCCTCTATAACTATAGAATGGTAAGAAGCGGAACTGATGTGTATGAGATTGCCAACTACTATGATAAAGAAGGTGGGCTCAAGGCACAACACGTTCGAGGTAAGGACAAGAAGTTTGCTTGGAAGGGTGACACTAAGAACCTTCCCATGTTCGGTCAGAACTTATGGAAGAACAAAGGCGGTCGACGAATTCTCGTTACTGAGGGTGAGATTGATTGCCTTACTATGTCTAGTGTGCTCAATAAGAAGTACCCCGTAGTAAGCCTGCCTAACGGCGTAGCATCTGCGGCTAAATCTTTCCGAGAAAACTACGAGTTCTTGAATGCGTATGACGAAGTTATCATCATGTTTGATAACGACGATGCCGGTAAGGAAGCTGCTGCCAAGTGTGCAGAAATCCTGACTCCCGGTAAAACTAAAATAGTAAACGGTCTTACATACAAAGACCCTAACGAATGTTTGATGAATAACGATGGAGCTTCGCTTATCAAAGCGTTCTGGGAAGCACAGGTTTACAAGCCTGATGGTATTCTCCATGCTTCAGAAATTACCTCTACCATTAATGCGGATAACAAGGGCGAGGTGTGGGACTATCCCTTCCCCCAGCTTACGGACTTCCTTATTGGACAGAGGTCAGGAGAACTTGTGATGTGGACTAGTGGTACTGGTTCGGGCAAGTCTACTCTTGTTAGAGAACTCGTTAATCATCACCTAGAGAATAACCGCACGGTTGGTATGCTTATGCTTGAGGAATCCCCAGAAGAAACGCTGGATGATTTGATTTCTCTTCGCATCAACAAGCCCATCAGAAAGATCAAGGCAATGGCTGCTCTCGATAACCTAAGGAAACAACTAGGTAAGTCTAGTTGCCTAGCCGAAGGCTTCGCTTCTCTTACAGAAGAGGAGTATCAAGAAGCTAGATCTGAGATTGCGGATACTAATCTATTTATCTACGACAGTCACGGCTGTTACGATTACAAGAATCTTCTTTCTCGTATCGAGTACATGGCTGTGTCTCTAGGCTGTAAGGTTATTATTCTGGATCACATCACGGCAGCTGTTATTGCTATGATGGATTCATACAACAACGACTCCTATGCTGGTGAGCGTCTTGTCATTGACGAACTTATGAAAAGCCTGCGACAATTAGTCGAACGTACAGGTGTTCATATCGATGTTATTTCTCAGTTGAGAAAGACTCAAGGACGGCAGTATGAAGAAGGTGGACGTATCGGTCTTCAGGACTTGCGTGGTTCTGGTTCTCTAGGTACAGTACCTAATCTTGTTGTCGCTCTTGAAAGAGACAGACAGGCTCCAGATCCAGAGACAGCTCACACTTCTGTAATACGAGTACTTAAGAATAGATTCACCGGCAATGTTGGTGTAGCCTCTGCTCTTAGGTATGATCAAGTCAGTGGACGTATGCATGAGGTTGAGTTTGCTGTAGATAACGATGGTAACATTACGTTTGGAGGTCCCTATGTCGAGACTAGTATTTGATTTGGAGGCAAACGGGTTAAATGAATTGGTACTCGACCGCAAAGGAAACGCTCACACCGAAGCTGATCGTGTTCATGTCATGGTTACAAAAGACATTGATACAGGTTCCGTTGAGGTGTACAGGGAGTCTAATATTGTGGACGGTGTGCATGCTTTATGTAACGCTGATCTCATTATTGGGCATAACATCTGCCTTTATGACATTCCTGTTCTGGAGCGGATTAGTCATCCTATTCCAACTAAAAGAATCGATACGCTCATTGTATCGAGGATGATGTATCCAGACAAAGCTAACCATCCACTCGGAGGTAACTCCCTTAAGGCTTGGGGCAAACACCTAGGCGAATACAAGGGAGATTACTCCGATGGCTGGCAGGATTGGAGCCAAGACATGGAGGACTACTGCATACAAGACGTAGCGGTGTCTGAGAAAATCTTTAGGTTCCAGTCTAGCTTCATTAACAACAATATAAAACCTATACGTCTTGAGCATATGGTGACTGACATCATTGCCAAGCAAATTGAAAATGGATTCGGGTTTGACTTAGAAGCTGCTCAAGAACTAGAGCGGCAGCTTATGTACGAAAAGGCTCAGACTGAAGACAACATGCGTAAGATCTTCCCAGATAAAATACATGTACGAGTCTCAGAGAAAACTGGCAAGAGACTTAAGGATAAGATCGAGGTGTTTAATCCCGGCTCTCGGCAACAGATTGGATCTCGCCTTAACGAAAAGTATGGGTGGAATCCTCCTGTTACAGAGAAGGGCAATTACAATATCGATGCTACTGTTCTTAGTTCTCTAGAGTTTGATGAGGCTAAGGAGCTTTGTTCCTACTTCGATACTACTAAATTAATTAGTCAAGTATCTGACTGGGTTACAAGAGCATCCCATAGTAGGGATGGTAGGATTCATGGAAGTCTTAATCCCCAAGGCACTGTTACAGGTAGGATGACTGCATCGCAGCCAAACCTACAACAAGTGTCAGGCGATCCCAGAGCTCGTGCTTTGTTTAAACCTCGTGAGGGGTGGAAGCAAGTCGGCATCGACGCATCTGGTCTTGAAGCTAGAATTTTAGCTAGCCGTATGGCTGAGTTTGACAACGGTGCTTACGCTGATGTCATTCTAAACGGAGACATTCACACCACCAATCAAAAGGCTGCTGGTCTGACTAATCGTGACCAAGCTAAAACTTTCTTTTACGGGTTCATATATGGAGCCGGTAACAAGAAGATTGGTGAAATCGTTAACAAAGGAGAGCAGGTAGGTGCTAAGCTTAAGAAGAAATTCTTAGCAGAACTTCCCGCCCTAAAGAAAGTAATGGACCGAGCTAGAGTTTCTGCGGATACTCACGGCTCTGTTACTCTTCTAGATGGCAGGTCTGTGCCTGTCCGTTCCGCACACAAAGCTTTGAACACACAGATCCAAGGCGACGGTGCTATTGTTATGAAGCTTGCTCAGTGTATCCTTAACAAAAAGATTAAGGAAAATAACCTAGCTGACAAAGCTAAGTTTATGGCAACTGTTCACGACGAGTGGCAGTTAGAATGCGAACCAAGTGTAGCCGAACAAGTCGGTAAGCTTGGCGTTACTTCTATCACTGAAGCAGGAGAACGTCTCGGCTGTAGAATGAGATTAGATGGGGAGTATCAGGTAGGAGATAATTGGAGTGAGTGTCACTAACACTATAACAAAATTAAGAGTGTATATTGCAGGCCCTATGCGTGGCTTGCCTGATTTTAATATCAAGGCTTTTAATAAAGCTGAAAAGAAATTAACTAAGCTTTCTATTTACGAGCCGTACAATCCCGCTCGCAACGATAAATCACTTGGTCTTAAAGCCAAAGAACTTGTTTCTAAGAAAGGACTGAGGAAAGTAATGAAGAGAGATCTTCTTGAACTCTGTTCTTGTGAGTGTATTTATATGTTGAGGGGCTGGGAAAAATCCGAAGGTGCTATTATTGAGCATCGCCTAGCTACTATGCTGGGTTTGACAATTTTATATGAGTGAAAACTATGCAAGTAATAATTATATCTGGACAAGCTAAGTCGGGTAAATCCCTTGTTGCTTCTGAGGTAGCTGAAGCTGTCTTTAAACTAGGATACCTTCCTGTTATCGATAACTTTGCTGCTCCTATTAAAGAAGAAGCTGCGGCAGTCGGTCTTGATAAAGAGAAAGATCACGATTCTTTCCGAAGATTCTGCCAAGACTTTGGTAGGATGAAGCGAGAGGAAGACCCGGATTACTTTGTTACGGAAGCAGCTAAACGGTTGGCTGCTATTTCCGAAGAAGAAGCAAACGATATTGCAGAAGGACGAAAGCACTGGGAACGTGTGGTTATCTACGATGACTGTCGTTACCCAAATGAGTGTAAGTTTGGTAAAGCTATCGATGCTATTCTTGTTTTTGTAAGCCGGGGAAACAATCTTCCCGACCCTAATGCCGAATGGCGAGACCATGAGTCAGAACATATGAGCCGTATTGTCGACTCCGCTGGGTTTGAAACACACTTCGATGAGATCTTTGATGTCTATGTAGTCAACGACGGTCCTAAGAAGCGTCTAAAGAAGATGATTAATAACAACGTAGACTCGTGGCTCAGCTATCACCCTGCATTTTCGTGTGAGGCGGAGGAATGCAATTGTCCTCTGTGCGTAGCTCGAAGAGAGAATAGAATTCCTGATCCAGCAGATGTAATGGAATACATTATTCGAAAGCTTACTGGAGATAGCTTAAGCCCTGAGCAGTTAGATAAACTAGAAGATCAGATTCAGAAGGGAAAGAATCCAGCAATTGATATTGACTTTATGATTTCCTTTGAAGACGATGACGATGAAAGTGAGTACGAGGATGACGAGGAATATGGAAAATTTTAAATGTGCTGTACTAGATGGAGACATCTTGGCGTATAAGGCAGCGTGGTGGGCAGACAAAGAGGGCATTGATATGCTCGAAGGTCGCCTCCATATGGACCTCGACAGCTGGGGGAAAGGCCACGACTCTGTAGTTGTGGCTTTCTCCTGCCCTCGAGAGCAGAACTACAGGAGAGACTACTTTCCCCTGTATAAGATGAATAGATCTGGAAGACCAGAACCAGAATGTTTATCATATGCTTTCGAAATTATTGAGGATAGGTGTAAGATTATTCGTAGACCTCGAATAGAGGCTGACGATATCTTAGGCATGATGGCATCTGCTGGGCTAGGAACAGCGGTTACAATCGACAAAGATCTAAGATGTGTTCCGGGGTGGCATTGGAATCCCGAGCGTGAGCACGAACCAGTCTGGGTTTCTGAAGAAGAAGCAGATTTAAACCTGTACAAGCAGTGGGTTTCCGGTGATCTAACCGACAATATCTTTGGTGTTTGGAACTATGGTCCGAAAAAAGCAGAGAAACTTTTGAATAGTACTCCCCGAGAAGAGTGGGATCAGCTTGTTTATGAGCTGTATCTTAATAATCCTCGACCAGAGGGCAAGGAAATAGACATCATTACTCAGATGAGTCCTGATGAATATGCTTTATCCCAAGCTATCTGCGTTAGGATACTTAGAACCGGGGAATTTAACAAGGAAAACGAGGAGGTAAGCATATGGAATCCAGACCTCAAGCTAGAAGTCAGCGAAGAAGGCCCTTAAAGCCCCCTACGTGGGAGGAGATTCCCTCAAATCGGGTCTCTAGAGGCACATCGCTAGATAATGAGATAAAAATGATAGATGTAAAAGTAAAATTCTTTACAACTAAAGGTATCGATTGTCTTCGATGGGTCTATTGCTGGGCAGGAAGCCCTCTCCAGCACTGTCAAGTAGCTATTGACGGTCTTATTAACAATGTAGACTCTAACATTAAGAGTCATTGGATGTGCGAAGACCTGTGGCTTGGAGATAAACCCAATGGTGGCTATGAGTTAGCTAAAGAACTTGTGTTTCAGGTTCCTGAAGATAGTGTAAATTGGGATAAGATCAGAGCAGTTAGTGAAGGTTTTAGTATTAACGTACTTAAGACCGTGCTGTGGGGTATTGTCAGACACGGGTGGAATCCCGACATTAGTAAACCCTCCCCTGATTGCGTCTCTATTAGCCGACAAGTACTAGGTACTCTTGGCATATACGCATCTGGCGAGCTTCCTTGGGAGTTCTACCAAAGTTTAATTAATAATTATAACCCCGAAGTTAAATCTTATAGGAGTTTTATGTAATGGCTTACGAAAAATATGTGAGTGCCGCCGAGCTTAGTACCGGGACAATTACGGCAAAGCACGACGGATTGTGGATTGGCAGTAACAGCAGCGGAACAGGCGGATCAAATGGCGATCTTAAGGTCAAGCTTGCAAAGGATGATACTGCGGTCACATTCAAAGGTATTCCTACAGGTACGTTTCTTCCGATTGAAGTTAAAGAAATTATCGATGCGGATACAAAATGCGGAGATATTGTAGGTCTTGAATCGGGCCAGTGGACAAGTGACTAATGGAGTACCCTAAGTATACAAAGGCTAGTGGAGAACTTTTTGAAACAGCCGGACCTACTCAGACAGGGGATAGGACTCTATCGTTTACTGAAAAACAAGACGCTATTTGGGTTAATGTTTTAGTGGGAAGTAGTAACAAAGGATCGTTTAACTACGCGAACTCAAACCCAGTTACCCTTATTATTGATGGAGTAACAATCCAAGCTAAACAAAAAAGATTGCTTGAGGTAGCAGCTAAGGAAATTACAGTAGATGTTGGAATCGCCCATAAGGTTTGGTTTCAAATAATTGGATTAAAGAATAAGTAGGATAGAATGAATTTATACAGACAATTTATTAGCTTGTCTCGATACGCACGGTGGAAGGACGAAGAGCTTCGCCGCGAGACATGGGATGAAACCGTACATCGGTTTATTTCTTTTATGCGTAATCACCTTAAAGAGAATACTTCTTATGAACTAGAAGAGTCCCTTGAGGATGAGCTTTACCAAGCAATCTATATGCACGAGGTCATGCCAAGCATGCGTCTCTTGATGACAGCAGGAGAGCCGGTAGAGATAGATAATATTTGCGCTTACAACTGTAGCTACCTTGCTATCAACCGCCCTCAGGCGTTCGATGAGGTGCTTTACATTCTTATGAATGGCACAGGAGTAGGCTTCAGTGTGGAAAAGGAAGATGTTGATAAGCTTCCTGAAATCCCCGCTGATATTGAGAAGGTAGATAGAACTATTATCGTAGGTGATTCAAAGCTGGGGTGGGCTAAGGCTTTCCGCCAGCTCTTGGAGTCTCTCTGGAACGGCGAAGAAGTTTCCGTTGACTACTCTAAGATTAGACCTATGGGTTCTCGGCTCAAGACGTTTGGCGGCAGAGCTAGCGGTCCTGATCCATTGAAGAAGTTGTTTGGGTTTACTGTGGATACATTCCGTGAAGCAGCAGGCCGTCATCTTAAGCCTATTGAAGTACATGATATCGTCTGCAAGATCGGTTCATGTGTCGAGGTAGGTGGGGTAAGGCGATCCGCTTTGATCTCCTTGTCTGACCTTAACGATGCAGACCTTAGGGTTGCTAAGACTGGGGAATGGTGGCGTGAAAAGTCCTTCCGTTCGCAGGCGAACAACTCAGCTGTATACGAAGGTAAGCCTTCAATGGGACAGTTCATGGAGGAGTGGGTCTCTCTCTACAATTCTAAGTCAGGTGAGCGTGGTATCTTTAATCGAGATGCTTGTCGCACTGTCATCTCTAGGAACGGTAGGCGAGAAGCTAACCATAAGTTTGGAACGAACCCATGCTCTGAGATTATCCTCAGGGACATGCAGTTCTGTAATCTTACTGAGGTTGTTATTCGGGAAAGTGACTGTACTGACACGCTGATGCGTAAGGTTCAGCTCGCTACTATTCTCGGTACGTTCCAAGCCTCTCTTACTAACTTCCGACACATCAACCCTAACTTCGAACAGAACTGTAGGGAAGAAGCGTTGTTGGGTGTGAGTCTGACTGGTATTATGGACAACCATTTAACCGCTTCGGCAGATCCTGAATTACTTACTAACCTTAAGGCTACAGCAATCTCTACTAATGAGAAGTATGCCGATAAGCTTGGTATTAATAAGTCTAAGGCTATCACTTGTGTTAAGCCTAGTGGTACTGTATCACAGCTTGTTGACTCCGCTTCGGGTATCCACCCTAGGCACAGCGAGTACTACATTCGTCGTGTCCGTGGCGATCTAAAGGATCCCATGACTCAGTACATGATGGCTAATGGTTTCCCGCATGAGCAATGCAGTTACCAGCCTGAGAATGTGGTTGTGTTCTCTTTTCCACAGGCATCCCCTACATCCTCTATTATGAGGGATCAGCTGTCGGCTATTGACCACCTTAAGATTTGGAAACGATACCAACTCTATTGGTGCGAGCATAAGCCCTCCATTACTGTGTCTATTAAAGATCACGAGTGGATGGAAGTCGGTCAGTTTGTTTGGGATAACTTTGAATTAATGAGTGGAATTTCTTTCCTCCCTTATTCAGAACATACCTATGAGCAAGCTCCTTACGAGGAGATTGACGAAGACTCCTATGCACGGATGGTCACAGACCTTCCTTGTCTTGATAGTTGGGAGGGGCTGAAGAAGTGGGAGGTTGAAGATAGTACTAAAGGAGCTCAGACTGCTGCTTGTGTGGCAGGACAGTGTGAGATTGTAGACCTATGAGTAGTTTAGGAAACAACCCCAACTCTATGGAAGCTATGGAGTGGGAAATGAATCACATGTTGCCTATGACGCAGCGTGAAAGAATTGCAATGACTGAAGTATTTAAACTTCGAGAAGAATTGAAGGAGATCAAGGATGCCAAAAAGAAAATGGCCGAGAATAAATCCAGATCTCGTGGATCTTCTTGAAGATATGTACCCTAAGTATGAGTATTCCGCTGACCTTTCCCGAGAAGCTTGGGCTTTTCGGGGAGGTCAGCGAGAAGTTATATCTAAATTAAGAGGTATTCTTAAACAACAAGTTTCAGGAGAAACTATAGAGCCTCGATACATTCGACAAGGAGATAACGATGGGAAGTAGCGGTGGTAAAGGGGGAGGGGGAGGACAAACCTACTCCGGCCCTTCAGAAGCAGACCTAGCGGCACGGCGTGCTGAAGAACGAGCAGAAGCAGCTAGACAAAGACAGCAGCTAAGGCTTGAAGCACTCGAGGATGCAAGAAGACAGCAAGAAGCTGACGAGAAAGCACAGGCTGCGGCAAAGGCTCAGGAAGCTGAACAACTGGCAGCACGAGAAGCTCGAGAAGAAATGGTCGGTGAAGAAGCCGAAGCTCAGATGACTGCTCAAGATGCTCAGCAAGAAGATATCATGGGTACATCCCAAAGATACGGCGAAGAATCTCGTCCTTCAGCTCCAGCTGAAACGCGTCCTAATAATATCAAGAAAAAGAAGAAGGGTTCCGGCGGAAGTGGAACTACTAAAGGAGGTTATTGATGTTTAAAAAGAAAGAAGAAAAGCCTAAGGAAGAAACACCCAAGGCTGAAAAGAAAACCGAAACAAAGAAAACTAATCCATACGCACCGGGTACTCAAGCCCACACTGCATGGATTGCTAATAACGGAGGTTGATTAAATGGTGCAGGCATACCCTGAAGATAGTATCGCAGATCGCTTTCATAATATGGATAGCAAAAGAGAGGCTAAACTTCAGAGAGCCAGATACGCATCTTCATTAACTATCCCCGCCTTGCTTCCTCCTAGAGGGTCTACAGAAGAAGATCAAGTAACACAGACGTACTCTTCTGTATCTGCACGAGGCGTAACTAGCATGGCAAGTAGAATCTTAGCCGCTATGCTTCCCTTAAACGACGCACCTTTCTTTTCTTTCTCAACCCGTATGGGTGATGAGATGGATGTATCGGTGTGGAATTACCTAGACTCTCTCAGCTACCAAGTACACCGAAAGCTTTCTTCGAAGAACTTAAGAGAAGTTATTTTCCAAGCACTTCAGCAACTGATTGTTTGTGGCGATTGTTTAGTAGTAATGGAGGATGATTATTCCTTTAGATTAATTACACTTGACAAGTATGTTATTAAACGTGACGTTAATGGTGATTGTTTAGAAATGATTTTCTTAGAGTTTGTTCCTAGTGATGAAGCTAAAAGTTCTCACTTTGCGCAAGGTCAAGGACTACAAAGAAGGAACGGATATGACACGGTATATAACCGTCTTTGTAAAGAAGATGGTAAGTGGTACATGGAAAAAGAATTGGACGGGGAAATTATAGAAACAGGAGAGTTTTTAGTATGTCCCTTTACTCCTCTTCGTTGGTCAGAGATTGCCGGAGAAAACTACGGACGGTCTCATTGCGAAGACATGATCGGAGATATTGCTACGCTGGAGTCATACACTGAAGCCTTGATTGAAGGTATGGCGGCGGGTAGTGCATTCTTTTTGTGTGTGGATCCTGCCGGAATCACAG